CAAAAATGACATTTTCCAATAATTGAAGATGCTAATGAGTATGCTTCAAAGTTAGCTTTTGTAGTGCCCCCGTGTGAAGATATAGCATTCATTCTTAATTGTGCAGGAAGTCCTTTAAGGTTAGAATCATCTGCCATTTCAACATATGGATACCATACATTATTTTGAGCCATTAGAGCTCCAGCTGTCATTGCTGCATTTTTTTCTACATCATTTGTAGAAGAAGCAGCAATAAAAGCAATCAATTTCCCATTACCCGTGGCAAAAGAAGCTGCCAGAGCTAGGTGTGTTGCTAGCTCTGGATCAACTGTGCTACGATTAATAACAGCATCAAGATTCAATTTAATGTCTTTAGCGTATTCTGGCAAAGATTCTTTGAGCTGCTCAACCCACATTATAAAGTTTCCCCGCCCACTGTTCTATTGCAGGCACAAAGTTCGCCAGTTTGAAGTGCATCAAGAATTCTTAAAGTTTCTTCTGGGCTGCGACCTACATTAAGATTGTTTACTGTTACGTGCTGTATAATATTTTCTGGATCAATGATAAATGTCGCACGTAGTGCTGCTCCAGACTCATAAGAAAATACTCCAAGTTGTTCTGCTAATCCTTCTAAGGTTTCATCCTCACCGTTATAATGATATCGCATTGTATCTGCAAACATCCATGAATTTGTTTTCTTTAAATCTTCGTGAGCGTTGCGCCATGCAATTTTACAAAACTCATTATCTGTAGATCCAGTCATTAGAACTGCATCACGATCATTAAAATCATTTACTAGCTTATCATATGCAACAATTTCTGTTGGACATACAAATGTAAAGTCTTTTGGATAAAAGACAATTACTTTCCATTTTCCTGGAAAAGATTTTTCATTAATCTCTTCAAACGCATCATCACCAGAAAGTGCTCCTGGCTTAACGCCTGTTACTGAAAATGGTTTAAGTTTATAACCAATTGTTTTCATTTTTCTCCTTATATATAAGTGGGATTATTCCCGCTGGACCACCAGGGCTCGAACCTGGGACATCAGAGTTAACAGCTCTGCGCTCTGCCGACTGAGCTATGGTCCATAATGCGCCCCTAGAAGGAATTGAACCTCCGACGCAGACCTTAGAAGAGTCTCGCTCTATCCACTGAGCTACAGGGGCTAGTATTGATCTTCTAATGGAATAATTCCTTTTTCCAATGCTATTTCATAACCTTCTTTTGTAAAATGCATTGTTGCTTCTAAGTTTTCATTATATTCAACATTCATTAAGCCTTCTTCAAACAATTCAGTAAGGTTATCATCGACATATTCCATATGGGCTTCCCATAATTCTGGCGCTAAATCTTTAGTAACATCTTCATTTAATTCAAAAATAGCTTCGCCCTCTTCATTGTAGCCAGCAAGTTTTATTGCACCTATTTCTATGTAATACTGTATTTGTCTTAATGCTTCTTCTTCGTCCACCATTCTCCTTTGTGCACCAGGTAGGACTTGAACCTACGACTACCCGATTATGAGTCGGGGGCTCTAACCAACTAAGCTACTGGTGCTTAGTTAGTTAATTATATATTTTCTGGCAACTTATTGTCAATAGATTGCTCAACAATTTGTTGCACATATTCTGAAAAATGTTTCCTTATATTTCCTGGAGGCCTTTTTCCAATTTCATTCCATATTCTTTTATATTCTGAAATATTATCAAATGTAGTTGGGCAAACCTTAATGCCATTAAATTCTTTTAGTCTAACTGGTAGCGGAACATGTTTTCCACAGCATCTACATTCTTTAGCTTTATCTTGATATATACTCATACGATTCCCATTCCATCTAGTGCTTCCGCCAAACCTCTAGGCATAGCAGAAGGCGCTTTAATTAAGTTTAAACTTTCTTGTTTTTCCTCTTCCCTTTGTTGCTTTCTAAGCGAACTATATGTATGCACTTCCACTGCGCCAAAATCTGGACGAGTAAGACTGATAGCATTAAATACAGAACCACATACAGCATCCGCTAAATCCTTAGAGCCTTTTCTGGGGTGATCTACCTTGTCTTTAATAATCCTTAACTCAAGCAATTCGTCAATTAATAATTTTATATGTGGACCAGACAATCTTTCTTCAAGTACTACCATTGCCATATCATCATAATGTTTTTTTGCAACAGACAGAGTTTCTGTATTAATTCCATACTGTTTTAATTGCTGCATCATGTCATGGGAGTTCCAGCGGTCAAATGTACATATTCTGATTTTAAAACCTCTGGATCTTAAAGCAAGTATATAGTCTCTTACTTCTGTGAAATCTACGGACTTATCTGATGTTGGTGTCCAATACCTAACTGCATCAACTTCAACAATAGGGGCTGGCTGAGAATAATTATCTGTTACCTTTACATTAACCCATTTATTAATATGTGCCATTGCAACAGCACAATGGTCATGTTTTTGAGCTAGGTCTACATGTATAAAGTAATCTTTATCTTCTTGTGGGACAAACCATTCCTCAAACCTTCCAAAATTGTCTACGGCTAATGATAAATTACTAAATGCTTTTTCTACTTTTTCTCTAGATTTAAAAAAGGCATCAATAGCCTCTGGTGGCATACAGGCAAATCTACCAAGTGCGTCTACTGGGTCTCTATAAAATGGCACCTTAAAATCATCAATACTTCTAGTAGGATTCACTTCCCATGTTGGCCTTTTTAGTGCATATATTTTAGGAAGTCTATACGAAATAATGTGATCTTCATCCCATGAAATTTCAAACTGGTTTCCAGGAGTACCTTCTGGTAAATCTGGATCTATATCAAAAACATGTGTTCTAATTATAGTTTCTTTTTCTGCAACAACTTCCGAATATCTTTGTTGTATATAGTCATTTTTAAATCTTGGAAATGAAAGCAAAATTACTTTACCGTAATCTGGAAAACGAGAATCTACAGAGCCACGATACATTTCATAAATAGCGCTTGCTGTTTTAGCCTGATCATGACCACTTGTACTTTCAAGTGCAAATCCAGATATTTCATCTAAGACTGCAACAAGCACGTTATAACCTTCAAACGCTTCTCTTTCTGAGTGTCCAGAATATACAGTTACATTTTTATTAAATTTAATTTCAGAAGCTTTAGCCTCATACTTTCCAATAAACCATGGACTTCTTTCTATTCTGGTTTTAAATCCTTTAAAAAAAACATTGTTTGCCTGTTGTGCGTTAATAGCAATATTAATAATATCTATAGTGTCTCCAGGAGGCTTCCCATAATATGTTGCTGGGTCCTTAAGAGATAATAGTAAATAAACTATATATGCAACAGATATAGTTGAACAATAATCTTTTCCGCTTCCTTTTCCTAATTGTGCTATTACCTCATTACATGTTTGTTTATATCTAGTTATACCCTCTTCTTCTCCAAAAAGTTTAATTAGGGTAGACTCTTTATAGATCTGGCTGCTCTTCTCAATGAGTGTATACTGGTACTCCGAAAGCGGAGGTAAACCGAGATAATCTGGGCTTGTAACAAATGTTCGTAAATCGACTGGTCTTTCATCAAACTCCTCTCCGTCTAGGATATCAATGAGATCATTAAAATTAAGATCCACTTAACTCCTCATTTATAACTACTGGCTCAACAATCCCAGTTATTTGAGAAAGTCTTTTGGCTACCTCTAATTTGCATTTAGGACATGTAGCTGTAACTTCTTTTAAAATATTAACAAGTATCTCTTGCTTTCTTTCTGTATCAGCAATTTGTGTAGCAAGTTCTGCATTATCTAAAAGTCCAACTTCTTGAAGCATTCCAATTCGTTTACCTTCAATATCTGCAATTAGCTTTAAAGAAGTTGCCTTTACATTTAATTGTCCAGATTGGTCTGCATCTTCTACGGTTTTCCAAGCCTCTTTAATCAACATGGCATAATGTTGATCAGCCCCAGAGATGGCCTCCTTTGCCCTCTCACGGGCTCCAGAATCGCTTCTAACGACCTCTTTCCATTCGTCTATATACTCTATAACCTCTGAGCGTTTAAATCCTGTCAAAGTGGCAATCTGAGTAGGGTTATTACCTTTTAGCAATTCCTCTACTACTTTATTCATACGATCAAAGTGATCAGCTAATTCAATATCCATATAAATTTATTATACCATATCTTAGTTGACTAGGATTTAGATTTAGCTATTTTTAATAATACTAAATATCCAATAAGGTCATCAATATCATTATCTCCTGGATATTCAGTGCCCTTCATTAATCTATTTAATTTATCATCAATTCTTACATGGAGTTGTTCTCTTGGTCCCGCCTTAGAAAATATACGCACAGGATCAAGGGCTGAATTTCCATAGGCGATATTTTTCTTTATTAACATATGTGCAATTTCATGGCAGGTATCCCAGATTTCTCTACCAGCTTCTGTACCTACTGTAAGCAAATATAAATCTGAACAATTAAAATCTTTTGAATCTTCAAACACTGGCTCTAGACTCATTTAATTAACCCATTATCTTTCAGTGCACGGTATATGGTCATAACAGTTACGCCACACTCTTTTGCTATTTCTTCCATAGTTTTCTTTTGAACTACATACCTTCTGTATAGCCAATCTTTACTTTTATATAATTTCATTCTCTGCCCCATTTTATTTTATTCCAACCACGTTCATGAAAATAATATAAAACAGTTTTAGTTATAATCTCAAAACTAGCGATTGCTCCAGCTGTAACGGGCTCCTTTGTTATCAAAAAAGATATTACAAAAGTATCTGCAGTACCTACTGCTCTCCAGGTAATTGCCTTTACTGCTGATCTAGACCTTGTTACGTTCATATTCCCATTTCTTTTCTTTTTTGTGTTGCAGAAATTGCTTGTATGTTTGCAGGTAATTCAACTTGTTCAATTTTATATCCAACATCTCTTCCATATACAATATTTGTAATATTTGGCAATCTCATAATTAATGTATCTTTGTTAAAATTATCTTGTTCAATATAATACTCAACTTCTTTATATGTCATTGGATCTTTTTCGGATGTTCCATAGGTGTTTCTTACTCCAACTAAAACTTGATTTGTTCTTTTATGTGCCTCATTTTTAAGTGCCTGATGTCCCTCATGCCAAGGCTGATATCTACCGAGTTGTAAAGTAGTTGGAGCAGACCAGTCAAATAGTCCCATAGTATTTATTATCTTATTAACATTATCTTCAACATTTTGTGTGTCAATATGTCCTTCTATTTCAATATCATAAAATGTTGGTGGTTCCCAGATTTTATTAGTATCTTCAAATCTTCCAAAACCAATTGTGTTCATCCAAATAACTACATTAGCAAATCCAAAAGCTTTTCTTGTTTCTTCTGTTGGACATACAAAATCTACAATTACTGGTGCTACCCCTTGTTTAGATATTAATCTTGCCATTTCCCCCACTCGTCTTGCCTGCTCAATACGATCTTCTACTGTAAATCCAAGGTCTGAATTAACGGTAGCACGAACTTGATCAGCATTAAGATGAATTGCATTTATTCGTTCTTTAAGCGCTTCTGCAAGTGTAGTCTTACCAGAACCTGGCAATCCAATAATTTGTATAATCATAAATGATCCCATCTAAAATATTCTCTGTATTCAGTTAATGATATAACTTTTGGATCTACCCACCAATCTTCATGTTCACTTCTTACAACTAAAGAGTATCCTAATGAATCTAAAATTTCCCTTTGTACATTTCTCATTTCAATATTTTTCCAATACATGTTAGCGTCATGTTCAAAAGTAATTATAGTAAACCTATATTGATTAAGTGGCACCGCCAATAGCCCATGAAGTGTAAGATAGGGATTTCCTACAGGTCTACCATCTTGACCATATCCTGCATCTATATCAATTTGTAAATAGTCTATTTGTTTTGGAAAATTGTTTTCTTCAAAATAGGATATATAGTTAAAGTCTAAAGCATCACCCATACATGGATTTGACCTATTTTCATTAAATTCATTTCTTAAGGCATCAACTATTTCAAATGAAACTCCTTTCCATCCATATTCTTTTTCTAGCAAATAAGTATTGCTTCCATTACTTGAATGAAAAGCTCCTAACTCAACGTACCATCCATTTTTTTTACCATTAAGCAATTTAATTATAAAATCTTCTTGCGGAGTAATGTTGTGTATCATCTTTTTGTTAATACCTCGTTAGCATAATAAGCAATTCCAAATGAATCTGCTACATCAAAATCTTCTATGTTTAGATTATATTTACTATTAAAATAATCTACTGTCCTCTTTTTTCTAATCTCCCGCATTTTTGCTTTATACCAAGAATCAGCATACCCAGGATTTTCATACTTAAGTCTGTCTTTCTCAATTTTTGTTGGGTTTTTATTTCCAATATGAGCCTGCCAAGATGAAGGAGATACAGTAATAACACTAGACACGCTAGACATAAGCTCAGCAATAACGACACCGTAGACATAAGACAATTTTATCACAGCATCAGCAGACTTGACAAGTATTGCCCCTTCTATTGCAATGTAATCAGATTTTAATTCATCTATCATTGCAAACGTTTTGCATTTAGCATCATGTATTTTTTCATATATATCATTTCCAGTTAAATTAATTTTACCCCATTTGATAGGTTTATTATTTTCAAGCAAGCAAAATGCAATAGAGTTAGTAGAAGCATCAATACCTAAAACTCTATTTGCTTTAGTTTTAGTTAAACTAGCTAATGTCATTAATCATCCTTAATAAAGTATGTCTATTTTTTATTGCTGAGTTTTTTTCACATTTAGAACATATTGATAATTGATTATATCTGCTTAGTCTAGCACCGCACTCTGTGCACAATCTTTTTGCTCCAGATTTAATTGCTTTTTTTTCATAATATTTTTCCATGATTTTTTTATTTGTTGCAATCCTACAACATTCATCAGAACAATATTTTTGATTGTGAGTTTTTGCATCAAACTCTTTAGCACATTCTTTGTTTGCACAAATCATAATTTAGGTGGATCGAATGGTTCTATCTGAACTGTACCAGTTTCTCCGCTCCAACAATCTTTTTTAACTTTACAGTTTTTACATGCAGCACTAGATTTAATAAATGGCCTCATTGGCAATCCACCATTTTTAAAATTATCATATACTTCACACATCCACGCAAACATATCTTCAATAATCTTTTTATTCCTATCGTTCATTTGAACTGGAATAATTAATATTTCTTGAGTGTTTTTATTTTCATACAAGAAGAATCCCTCTTCGACATTTCTAACTTTCATATATGTTAATATTTGAAGTAGATGGTTTGGTGATGGAGACATTTTAGACTGATATGTATCCCATGACTCCTGTTTAGCAGTTTTTATTTCGCCAATTACATCTTTATTGTTCCAATCAATAATTACGTCTAGGAATCCACGAATTGGAGGATACTCATTAATAACCTCAAGTTCTTGATGTTTTAGTATACCCATTTTCTTAATCATATTCTGTATTCGTTCATGAGCCTGTGTTCCTTGTGCCATATTAGCCACAGCCACAGACGTATTATTATCAATAAAAAAAGCACCAGTAAATGCCATATACCAATATCTTGGACAATTCCCAGAACCATACCCTAAAGAGCTTGGACTAAATGAGGTTTTCATGTCTTGCTTATCTGGTCTTTTTGTTGATTGATAAGCATCTTCCAGCATTTTAGCAAATGAATCTGGATCAAAATTTCCAGTATTCTTTTTAAATTTTAAATTAGCCACTATTTCTTTAGCCATTGTATCTCACCACATATTTCAAAGCATCTACCAATTTGTCTATCGATTCCTTAGCTGAATAATAAATATTCTTTTTATTATTATTTGTAGTACCCGCCTTATCTTTAGCGATAGTTGAATACACAGAAGCCATCATAGAAAACTTAGTTGACATTGCCTGCAACTCAATTATAAGCATTGGAGCTTTTGCTGCTGGAACATCTGGATTCATTAACAATTTTACCACAATTGCTAAAGATTTATCCAATTGATCATCTTGCATATATTCATGAAGATCATTAAACTCTGTTATTTTATTAATTAGTTCAAGTGTATTCAACTCGCTCATGTCAGCCCACTACAATCTTTGTTACAACAGCATAGCCAATCCATAAACCTACAATCCCCATAAGTCCAGCAAACACTGGTGGTGCAGGGATTGGAAGTTTAAATGCACTGAATATTCCGCCTACTGCAGCACCAACTAACGTTGTAAGAAAAATTTCTCTCATTAGAATGGAACCTCAGAATCTTCAAACATCCTGTCTGCTGCTCGCTCCTTGTTAATGCTATATGTTGTTACAGCAATGCTTTCAGCACGAATTTCATAAGAACTTCTATTTGTTCCAGACTTATCTACCCAATTCTCTTCATAGATAGTTCCAACAACTGTTAGCTCTTGTCCTTTTTTAATAGAATTTCTGGTTTGTTCTGCAAGTCTTCCCCAAACCTTGATGGTCCACCAAGAAGTAGCAGCATCTTCGTACTTGCCAGTTTCTTCATTCTTCTTGCGGTCATTTGTTACCAAACGCAGTCTAAGACCATTATCACCAATAGCAACTGGATCTTGACCAAGCCTTCCGACTAATGTAATAGTTGGATTAGCCATTCTTATTCTCCTTTTCCCAGGCTTCTACTAGCTCTTCTAGTAGCGCCCATTCAATTACGGCAAGTCTAATCTTACTTTCTTCGCCTATAATTAATTTTAAGGCTGGAAACATATTCCTATTTACCTTAAATGTATCTGTGCAGATTTTAGACCAAACATCTTTATTTAAATTAAATGAAGATTTTGATTCTTTATAGTCTACAACAAACTGGTTCCATTGAGCATCACCTTTTTGGTATTGCCCACGACCAGAATTCTTTTGTCTTTTTGCCCCATCTCTTTTTGCTTCTCCACGCTCTGTCATTTATTAACCGATACATTATTTTCATGACCATTATCACATGTCCATGTCATAATAAATTTTACTGGATCCCAAAAATATTCACTAACATCAAGTTCGCACTTTGAGCAGGGCTTAGATCCAGTAACCTTTTCTAAATTATTTATGTTTTCTTTTGTAGGTTTAGGACCTATAAACTCATTAATATTTGGCATCTATTTCTTCTTTCAGTTTATCTACAACATCTGGATTATCCTTAAGATATTGAACAGCCTTTGCTCTGCCCTGTAGTCTTTCTCCATTTACGGTATACCATGCCCCACCTTTTTCTACAATGCCACACATTTCTGCAACATCTAAAGTTTCTCCAACACCGTCTACTCCTAAGGTTTCTCCTTGGAAGTAGAAATCATATTGCCCAGATAGATTTGGGGGCCCAAGTTTGTTGTAATCAATAATCCAATTAACTGGTCTTCCGACTCTTTGTTCAATAATTTTATCGCCAACTTTAACGCCAGATTTGATAGCATTAGCTTCAGCCTCGGAAGACCAAAGCTTGATAACAGTAGAGGAGAAGAATTTAACTGCCATTCCTCCTGTAGGGATGTGGCTAGCATGCATAGATCCAAACTGGTTTCTTTGTTGTGAAATGAGAATAAGTAGTGTATTTTTGTTTGCATAATTTAACATTTTGACCGCATGGGTCATATCCTTTGCTTCTGCTCCTATTTGCTTAGTATCTTCAAGCTTTTTTAATTCATCTGAATCTTTTTCAAAATATATTGCTGGTAGTAATGCCGATATTGAGTCTACAACAATAATATCAACTTCAGCTTCCATTAATTGTGTAGCAACATCAACCATATCATTTACCGTTTTAGCAGATGAATAAATTAATTTCTCTGAATCTACTCCAAGTTTTTCTGCCCAAGATGGGTCATATGAATGTTCTGCATCTATCCAAGCACAAACCCTACCGTCTTTTTGTGCCTCTGCAATCATTTGTAAACAAAAAGAAGATTTACCAGCAGACTTATTGCCCCAAACCAGCACCTGTCTTCCAAAACCGAGTCCACCCTTAAGAGCAAGGTTAAGCCCTATGCTTGGAGTTTTCTGCTTTTCAACTTTAACATCAATTGCAGATTGAACTCTGTTTCTAGTTTTAGCATCAAGTTTTGCCAATATATCATCTATTTGTAGTGTCATTATTTTCTTTCTTTAGTATAGTATATCATTAAAAACGGTTCCCGTGAAGGGTTGGTCTAATTTTATTTTTATCCATTTTATTTTGTAATACTTCATCTAGGCTATGAATAACAAATTCTTCATTACGCATAGCGGCATACAAATCTAATAATCTGATAATAGTATCTGCAATTTCTTCTACAACCTTTTCAGAACCTTGATCTTTACGTATTGCTTCCAAGACTTCGGTTATTTCAGAATGAACTAATGCCAATTTATTTCCAATTTTGTCGTAAGAATAATCTCCTTCCCAAAACCCTTTTTCTTTTGCTGTTTCGTGAAGTAATGCTGATAACGCATCAAGTCCATAGTCTGTTGGAAGATTATTCATTATCTAAACTTTCATCTTCTTCTCTTAATTTAAATTCAAATGAGTTTGTTTCTTCATTATAAGTAACAGAAAGCTGTTTTTCTTCATTATTTGAAGAAATAAATAAATCTACTGGTATATCAATTGAATTTATTTTAGCCAATATGGCAACTAAAATATTTGATGCATTCATTGCTTTAAATATCTCTTCATGAGATTGTGTCATTTTATTTCCTTTATCATTAAAGTGCCATCATCTAATTTTTTTAGAACTGGCCTACATATCATTCCTTCTCGCATTTTAGCCAAGGCTATTGGATATATGCTAGAGAAAGCAATTGCTCTTGTTAGATTTTTATCCTTATCGGACATT